TTAACCTTCTCGCGCTCTTCCGGTGATTTATCCGCTATGTTGTATGACATCGCCCAATCCTATATCAGCTCAAAGTCATCATCGAACGTTGCAAAGTTTAGCTCTGCAGCGCGCATCTCGAGGATAAATTTGATGCCGTCATGTAGTGAGGTGGGCCGATCATACTCCAGAACGAAGCGATCGTGATAGGTGCGTCCTAGCCAGTACCCGCCGCCGTACTCCTTCAGCCGCTGGAAGAACACCCATCCGCCTTCTTTGGGATACTCCAGCGTCTCGCCGCGGTAAACGACTTGATAGCCGCTGTCGTTTTTCGTAGTCATAACTCACACCATAAAATCACTGTTCATGCATACAGTATAATTATGGTTTCCTGTGAGTCAATTCCCACCCTCCGGCGCTGCTGCCGACAAACCTTTATCCGTCAATGTGCGGCTAAGTTGTTCGCGTAATTGCTGAGTTCCTTGATACTTCACTGCTGTATCGCGGAGGCTGTTTACCAGTTCTCGGTAAACATGCGGCGGAAACGTGTAACGCTGACTTACAGGTTGAGCCAGCATTGCGGCGCGGAAGTCGTTCCAGCCTCTAACGCAACCTGGCTCGCCATTGCCAAGGAATGGCATTTCACCAACCTTGGCTTCCTCCGGAACTGCTGGCGCTGGCGGGGCTGCCGCAAGCAGTACTGCTTCTACCAGCTCCATCGATGGAGCGCCTTCGTCGTCACTGCAGCCAACAGTATCGGCAATGGCCTGAAGATATTCTGGGTCAATTTTCCAACCCTGAGATTTGTCTTTAGCTTCCGGGAATGCCACCGGCTGCGCCTCCCGGTTAGCCCGCCCCTTCCAGCCTTCCCACAGCGCTGCAGCCATCAAGAACCACATATTGCTAAAGCTCTCCTTCTTCTCGTCGAAGAACCAGTTTACGAAATCCATACTCATTTCGTTTTGCTCAGCAAACTGCTGGCGTTCGGTCGTTAGTGTCATGCATCCTCCCTGGCTTTTTTATCTGCTCTGCGAGCAGCAGTTCGAATCGTGCTGCGGCGATGGATTATTTTTGCGGTGTAGCGTAGATAGCCCAGACTGTAAGCAGCTTTCGCGCTGCGCCATACGTAACTTGATGCCATGCTGATGACGAACCCAGCAATGGCAAGACCGGCTGCCAAGCAGACGGTAGCGCCGACAATAGCGATGATGTGACTGATGATAGATATGAGCATCCTACTCATCCCCCTCTACGGTGAAGCGCATCCCGGAAGAGGTGATAATCTCCTCAACCTGCTTACGCGAATACGCTGGGTAACTGTGGTCGGCATAAGTGCATGCAGGGCGCGGCAACCGCACCGGCGTAGCCAGCCGCTCACCCAGCTTGATATTCTGCTGCGTCAAGTCCGCATTCTTCTTGAGCAGACACTCGTTGTGGGCTTCCAGGTCGGACAGTTCGGCTATGCGCTGTTCTGCTGCTGCAAGTTTCTGTGCCGGGGTTAATCCTTCAACGCGTTGCATGGTTACGGTCATCTCTCCGACTTCTGCATGCTCGAAAAGAAGCTCGAGATAGTTGATAGCGCCAGAGGATTTAAACTGGTCAGCAAAGCAATCAGCCATCAGTTGCACGGCAAGTCCAGAGAACGTGAACCCAAAGCTTCCATCCTGCTTGGGCTCGGCTTTGTTTAGGTAAAGCTCGCCAGCCAAAAACTCACCCAGGCTTTTACCAGCAATACGGTCAGTTTCGATTCCTTCGAATGCATTAACACAAGCAATGGCGCGTTCATCTTTTTCTTTCAACTTCTCCAGCAGGGCGGAGACGTACTCTTGCGAGTAGAGTGATTCGTAAATCTGCGGCTCCGTGTTTTCGGTCTCGTTGAAAGTTCTACCCGTGTGCTTATTGCGTAATGCTGTTGGCTTGCTCAGTTCGCTCAGCTTCTCAGTGCTCATAATGCTTTCTCCTGGGCCTCTGCCCACAACTTCCATCCGTAATTTTGATAAACCCAGCGACGAACGATTCGGCCATCACCAAACGAACCAAGGCGCAGCGTTGCCTGATTTCCATCAACGGCCATTACCTTGTAGAGAGTCCCGCGAGGGGACTGCCACACTTCGCCAACCTTAAACAGGTCATCACGCTTAGCCATGCTGGGACTCCAAATAAGCCGCTATGAAGACTTTTGCCGCTTCCGCGTTGATGGCATTGCCGTAGGCGCGCAGTCGTCCCACTCTGGCGGTAGCCCCATCAACCAACGGGAATGAGCCGGGTCTAACTGGCCGCCACTTTTCATCCCGGCAGAACAGCCAATCAGCATTTCGCCAGAATCCGTTAACCGGGCCGGCATGCATATCGCCGCAAAATCCTGCAACCTCTGCTGAACTTTCGAGCCGTCCTGCCGGTACATCGCCAACGCCCTGGATGCATCTGGCGCTCTGTCGTTGCTCCCCGCTGTCGGCGTTGGCCAGCCCGCAAGCCTCGCCGCGCCGCCGATCGTCGTTCCCCTCTGCGGGGCATTCGCCGCCGCAGCCTCCCCGCGAACCTGGTTGTTGTCGATTGTCGTTGGAGTCGGCCACCCTGTTAGCGACGCTGCTGATTGAATATTCAGTCCTCCCTGACGTCCCTCGGTTCCCGCTCCGGTTCCGGAGTTCGCTGTCGGTGTCGGCCACGCGCTCAACCAAACCATTCTTCCCAGCAGTGAATTGAGCGGAACGTTCAAACATTCTTGGCCGTCCTTCCAGTCCCGCGTTGTTGGCGTTGGCCACCCAGTATGCTCGGTCACGGATGTGCGGAGCACCGACGCCCGCAGACGGGAACGGGACAAGCCCGAAGGCGTAGTCCATTGCTTCCACGTCAGCTTGTACAAGGTCGAACCAAGCATTTGCGTTGCCGCTTGCAACTTGCTCGCCAAAGACGTGCTGAGGTCGGCACTCGCTAATGAGCCAATGGAAGTGAGGCCACAGGTGCCGCTCGTCATCAAACCCGCTGCCTTTGCCTGCCGCGCTGAAAGGCTGGCTCGGACAGGAGCCTGTCCAGACCGGCTTATCGTCAGGCCATCCTGCGTTGCGCAGGGCATGTGACCAGACTCCGATCCCGGCGAAGAAATGGCATTGGGTGTAGTTTCGTAGATCATCAGGTTTAACATCCTCGATCGAGCGTTCATCAACATCGCCGGGGGCGATATGCCCGGCGGCTATCAGGTTGCGCAGCCACTGCGCAGCGTATGGGTCGATTTCGTTGTAGTAGGCCTTACCCACGCTCCACCTCCCTAGCGCCGTCACTGGTCTGTTTTGCATACGCATTCGCCAGCCGGATCAAATCCTCTGCCTTAACCTGGAATGAATGGACGTTAGTGCTGCCACCCCAAGGCTTTGGTCCCGCGACTCTCTCGCCGGTTTCACCATCTCCGATACACAGGCAGTAACCCTCTGGCCCGCGGTCAACATCGATGTAAACGTGTCCGGGCTTCAGTTCATTTGCTGGCATCATGCACCTCCCACACGACGAAACTCGATAACCCACACCCAGGGATTGGCGCGCCAGCTTTCTTCGCCGTAGATGGATGCCCACAGCGGCCCGAACCAATCAATATTGAAATACTTGGTGCCGCCCTCGGCTATCGCATCGGCCTCACTGATATCCTGCAACCTCTCCACGCGGACGCCGGTAATTTCCAGCGTGATTCTGCTGGCCCAGCGCGGCGTGTGGATTGATGGGCGCCAGCCTTGGCGGACGTTGTCGTCCAAATCACAAAACTCAGGACGTGCACCGCCATCGGCGGCGTATTCGCAAAACTGCGGGGTTTGAAACTTTTCGACATTGGCTAGGTAATCGTCGAGATGCCCTTCATCGACCAATGGGCCCTGCCATGTCTCACGCACCCACAGACGATCGCCTACCTGACCGAATGGGACATTTGAATAATTTCCGGCGCGGACTTCGCCTGCAAGTTCGTTTCCGGCCAGCTCACAGCCCATACTCTTATCGAGCAATGGAAATTTTATTGGTCGCCGCGTCTGGGTCTTGCGGCCGTCGAGAATGGCGCGAACCATCTCGCCGTTGAATATCACTGGTCGCTCTTTCATTTGGCCTCCCGAGGATTGATAGCTTGTTCTGCTGCATATTTCATGGTGTCTCGACATTCAAAAATCGTCACCGAGTCACTATCATCAAGGCCTGCTGCATCTACTTGCCTGACAAATGCATCAATCAACGCCTTGCACGCTTGCTCACGGATAGCTGCAAGTGCTGCGTCAGTGGCTGGGGTTTCGGAGTTGAACAGCGCATCATTGGCAATCATCGCCACCACTCCGGTTTGCCCTTTGTCGGTTACATCCACATGTTCCAAAATGACGGAAAGCGCATGCTTAAATCCCGCATTCTCCACAGCCAGCGCATCGGCTCTTTCTTCTGCCGACTTTGTTGCAACTCTGGATCCGTTGAGCATGCCGCTAAGTCGCTCAACTCGCTCTGCCAGCGCATCGCGCTCAGCCTTAACTGATGCAATCTCACTCAGCTTTCTAACCAGGTACGCGGCATTACTTTCGTTAACAATCAAGTCGCGAGGAACACACCGTCCGCGCAAAAAACCTTCCATTTCGTACACATTCATCTCTTAACTCCCAAATTGAATACGTCAGTAACCAGCTCTCGCAACTCAGAAAGAGAGCAGCACTCTTTAAAGCCAAATGTGATTCCCAGAAGCTCACCGACTTGGCGGCGTGCGTGGCAGAATTTCAGCGTTCTGTTATCCAGGCATCGCAAAATCTCCCGCGCCGTGTTTTTCATCTTCACGGTGATTTCAGGGATTTTTTGGAATGGCTCTGGCTCGATAATTGGCTTCGTGTCGTCGTAGTAGACGCGATGATTGATTACTCGATATGTTTCTGTGTCCATCCAATAGACATCGGTCTGAACGCCTCCGTAGACGCTCATATCGCCAACTGGCAGGTAATATCCCCAGCCAAGCAATCGTAGTAGGGCGTTGTCGTGGAATGGTTCCAAGCTTACTGCTGGAATGCGTGAACCAGCGGATGTCATCACGTATCCCTTAACGATAGGTTCACGATAGAATCGTGAGTAGTGGAGCGGGTGTTTGTTCATGATGAAATCCACCGTGTTAGTCGTTTCTCTGAAGCCCAAACCTGCCGGACATGCCGTCATACCAAGAACCAGAATCTTCATCGTATGTGTGGCTATTCGGTCTTGGTGGTAGAGGTTTAAGGATTGGCATTGGAGGATAAAAAGCCGCGTCTCGCGCGGCTGTCCTGGTCATCATTTTGTTGGCGCGCTCATGAGTTTCTCCGCGCTTTAGGGCGTCAAAAGCCGCAAGGCATCCCGCGACTATTTCCGCGTATTGATCTTTCATGATTGGTTACCTGCGGCTTTGGAGTTGCCTAGAATGGGATATCGTCGTCGAAGTCCATAGGTGGCTCATTCGATGGTTGAGGTTTATTTTGCTGCTTAGGTGGTGACTGCTGATTTCCGGATTGCGATGCTTCTTGCTTGCTGCCAATCATCTGCATCACACCGCCGACGTTGACATGAATTTCTGTCGTATATCGCTCAACGCCAGCCTGATCTGCCCACTTGCGAGTTGTCAGTTTGCCTTCGATATAAACCTGCGAGCCTTTTCGAAGATACTCACCGGCGACCTCAGCCAGCTTTCCGAACAGCACCACGCGGTGCCATTCGGTCTTTTCTTTTTGCTCGCCAGATTGTTTATCACGCCACGATTCAGAAGTGGCAATCGTCAGGTTGGCGATAGCGCCACCATTTTGCGTGTAGCGAACCTCTGGATCTTTACCAAGGTTGCCGATGATGATTGCTTTGTTGATGCCTTTGCTAGCCATTTATGCCGCCTGTTTCAGTTCTTTAAGTCGAATTCCGGTAACGTCTTTGCATTTAGTTTGGTGATCTGGATGGCCATTTAGGCGCGACCAAGCCTCTGCATATTTCGACTGCAGAGTTTTGGCATCATTTTCAGAGCCCGCATAGTTGGTAAACTCTGCCAAAATCTGGTCTGCGGTCGCTGGTGCAACGCTGTGAACCTCAGCGTCAGCATCAATGGCCGTCTCTTCGGTTGGGATACAGAACGCCTGGAATGCCGCATATTTGTATGCAATAGACATCGCTTTGTTTGTTGCCTTGTCTCCGCTGTCCATAGCTTCGCCATAGGTTTCAACCGTATGCTTGCTGCCGTCTTCAGTTGCGACAAAATCGAACTCAGCCTTAACAACCACATAGAACAGCACACCGCCGGTTTTGGTGGTTCGTTCCGTTATCGTACGCTCTGTGATGCGAGGAAGGATGACCAGACCATTTTTTACGAGCGCCGGAGATAGGGCGTTATAAACTGCATCAATTCCTCTGAATGCAAACCCTTGCTGCTTGTTCTGACTATCCTTGGCTATCCCTACTTCTGATAAATCTTTTGCCACCCCTGCGATGGCCTTATAAACGGCGATCATGATGACCCCTTAGGTAAAGTTTCCTGCGAATTCATCCCAAGTAACGGATGGGCTTTGACGATCCGAACCGTTCCAGCGAGTGTCTGTCTGCGCCTGTGATTCTGTGAGTTGTCTCTCCAGTTCTGACGTCATGTGAGAGATAAATTTCTCATCGCTATCAAGCACTACGCTGCTCATGCGACCGCCTTATTTTCTGTGACCGTATATCCATTCTCTGCAAGCCACTCGAACACTGGTTTGAGGTCGAGTTGGTTCATGATCTGCTTCTCATCAACATGACCGAACAAGGCGACGCCGTCCGCCTCAATGCGAACCTCACCCTGTCGTTGTCCGGCCTTGGCGTGATACTCGGTGCATACGAATGTCATTTTCATTTCGACCTCCAGGCTTGTTTAAGCTGAACCATAGCCATTGCCCACAATGCAGGGCTGCGGAGCTGTATAGCGGCTCTGGCGGTGAACTGAGCGGTGTTGAATGACTTATTCACGGTTCACCTCGTTGATTAAGAGTGTCTTTCAACCACCGGCCAATGCAGCGCATCCGGCGGGTGATGATTTCGAGTAATGTTTCAGATTGAGCGCCCATGAGCGGGCACCCAGCGTAAGCAAGTTGCTGCATGGGTAACTCCTGATTGATAGGTATTCATTGCTGAACCAACTCGTAAATTGGCTTAGCGATGGGAATAAAAAAGCCGCACTTAGGCGGCTAGCTGAACACTTCTAAAAACTCGCTGACTAATGTCATATCGTGATTAAATGTTTTCCTTTTAAATCTCGAGATAGCTTGGTTGATTTTTTCATCAAACTCTTCGTCTTCATACGTCTTTATAAAGCTTTGAATATTTTCTGGCGTTACAGCAATTATGTTCCACCAACCATTATCAGACTGGTGTTCAAACCCCATGCTATTTAGCCAATTAGCATATTTACCACCCGCGTCATCGCCACCTGTTTTTTCTGATAAATAGCTGTTTAATGTCATGTGGGCGTCAAGACATGCATCAAGCTCCCTACCATTAACCATCCATGCACTAACACTGGCACAACCAAAACTCACCGACTCGGTGGATAAGTCGAAATCTGAAAAGTTATCAGGGTTTACAACGATATCTGTTATTTCCATGACTATCTCCGGGTAAAAAAATGGCCGCACAATGGCGGCCTAAGTGATGATAAGAGGGGTTATGTCTTCTTACTGATGCATCATCAAGCCCACTGTGAAATGAGCTTTGTGATGGTCAGTCAGTTGGTGGCTCAGGTAGTGGCATCCAGTGGGTGATTCCGCTGATGTCGGAGTAAAAATCACCGTCATCCCAATTTCCGTAATGGTTAATGAATGCGACCACCGTTCCCCATGATCCTCCGAAAACAAGGACTGCTTCATGTTGCGGAGGGAGTTGTTCTTCACACTTAATCCATTCACTCATCACATGACCCTCATTGATTGCGAGCTTTCAGCATGGCATCAGCTACTTCATAGGAATACTCAGCATATTCAGTTGGATCCCATTTATTTAAGTTTGGCCCAGATTGAACGCCAGACATGACCATAGAAGCGAAGTAATCGCGCAACGTCATACCTTCTTCCAATTGCCATTCTGAGTTGTATCCCACATTTCCCAGCATGGGGAATGCCTGCCCACCTGTTTCTTTGCTCATTTCACTATCTCCATCAATCCAATAACCACGCCACACCAGAAGAGGGCGCAGCAGACCAAGACCCGAAACCAAACCTTTTCGTTGTACGTCATGCCGTACCCTCCAGTTAAAAATTAAGGCCGCGTTATGCAGCCTCTTCGGTATCAGAGAAGGCATAGAAATCACCAAACTCTGCTTTACAGAACTCATGTCTTGCACTTGCCGCGTCATCAGCGCAATTAAAATATCCAAGATGCTTTTGCTTTCCGTTTATTTGCCCGGTAGCCCTCCATTTCCCTCTGGATGAATCCCAGCTAACCCCGGTTATGCCCGATTTACTGTCCGAGCGGACCCCCTTGCTCAGGTTGTTCAGTGCAACCGTCGTATCTCGTAGATTCTCAATTCGGTTGTCATCCCTGTTCCTGTTTTTGTGGTCAACAACTCCATCAGGCCATGCGCCTTTACTCATGAACCACGCGAGCCTATTCGCCTGATGCTTTACGCCAAGGAAGCTAATCTCCCTATATCCATGATGATTTACACTGCCAGCAACCGCGCCAGCCATTGCTGTTCCTTGACTTCTTAACCAAGTGAAAACCCCCGAGATAGGGTCATACTTAATCGCATCGCGTAACTCAGTGGCGTTCATATTGACCTCAATAAAAAAGCCGCCGAGAGGCAGCTTGATGTAAAAGAAAAGCCTCCGAAGAGGCTTTGTGTTTGCGCTTTCCCCAGACATGACATCCTGTCAATGCTATTCAAATGAGCGCCTGTAAGTTGTTGGCGCAACTCACACGCATGGATTAGGTTATGAGCCTGTCATGCGCTGGCACTCATTTGAATAATGTCTGTAGTGATGCCCCGAAGGGCATCAGAACGGGATTCCGAATTGCATGCAGTGAGGGTTAAACCAGAAGCAGTAAATTCGACCGGAGTGCGATTTGTAATGCCGGCCATAATATTGGTTACGCATTTTCAGCCTCACTGTTATCGCGAATGATTTCAGCCAGGTCGCGAAGAAGGTATCTGGCGCTTTTCGCAAGAAGCTTTTTATCAGTCCTGTCATAGCTCATTGCAGAAGTGATTTTTGCACCCAATTCGCTAGGGCGAATGTGCAAGACAAGCTCGTTAAAGAAGCTTACAAACTCGCTGTCATAGAACTTTCCAACCTGCTCGGCCAGTTGCTCAGGGCTGACCTTCACCGTTACATCCAGTTGTACGGGGACGACTATGTTACGGTTAGACATGATTTCCTCGACTTTTAGGCGTAAAAAAAGCCGCTAGGCGGCTTATTTTTTAACTTTCTGCAAGTAGCTCTGCCATATGATCAAGAAGTGCTCTCATAGCTTCCTCTCTTGACTTGTAGCAGTCTGGCAGCCAGTCACCGTTAAATGATGCCTGCCACGATCCATCTTCGTAATCAACTTCCCACATGATCTCACCCCTTCATAACGTGATATGGATTTTTGTATTTTTTACTACGGTTACCAGCATTGAACATAGCCACTTCTGGCAAGCACATCGCGCCGCCTTCAGCTGACTCGCGAATCGGCCTAGGATATGCTTTGTATTCAATGAGTGAAAGCGCTTTGGCAACTCGCGCATTTCCAACCAGTGCCGACGCCACATTGCGAGCCAGGATGATGTCTTTGTTACGCTCTGCTCGATGTGCGATTGCTCGAGCCAGCTTCTTACGTTCTTTGCTGTTCATGTGGATTTCTCCGTTAGTTAGCTTTGGTGGTGCAGACAGTCAGGCGGCTAACCCTGACCGCGTACTCATTGCCGAGCGCCTTCGCCGAGAAGGTTGGCTTCTGCCTGCACCCCAAAGCCAACTTCACTTTGGTGAGACCGAATCAGTCTCAATCTTGATTGTTAAAGAAGCAGCCTGACTTCATGTCTGGCGCGGCTGGTTGTTCCGGTTGCCGCATCGATGTTTCGTTTCGATGACTTCATTTAAAACCATAGTTGTATTTATGTCAATAACCATGGTTGTAAATTAACGCGATGGTTGTTTTATGTGGTTGTATTGCAATGTTAATTATTTTGAAAATTAGTTATGAGGCGCTATTTTTGACACAAAAAAACCGGCCAATTGGCCGGTTTAGATGTTATTTCTAAGTTCTTAAAGGATTACCGAGTACCAGAAAACCCTACCTATGATCTCGACATCTGCTTCATCTGCCGTTTCGTCGTCGTCACGATTGAAGCTATGAATGGTTAGCTTTCCTCCAGGCATCCTATAAAGTTGTTTTATTCTCTTTAATCCGTCTTGATTTATCGCATAGATCTTTCCATCAACTACCTTTTTGTTGCCCGTATCCACTGCAACAGTAGTGCCGTCTGGAATGATTGGCTCCATGCTATCTCCATGCGCGGGGAAACATATAACACCCTTGCCGGAAGTATCCGCCCCCACGCGACGAAGCGTGGCCTTAGAAAATCTTAGCTTAAATCCATTGTAATCATCTTCACTGAAACTTCCATCTCCAGCAGCCAGCTCAATGTCTCGTAAAAACGGCACTTCGACCTCGTCTGCAGGTAAGGGTGTAGTGTGATCCCATGCCGAAACCGATCCCCACTCACTCTCTGGGCCAATATTGGACTCTGGCTGCTGATTTAGAGTTGCGTCTTTCATTGGCCCACTCTGCTCTCCAAGCCATTCCGGTCGCACACCTAAGGCAGCAGCAATCTCCACAATTTTAGTGGAGGATTTTGCTTTACCGGAAGAGATTTTTTGTATAGCAGCCTGAGATACACCAACTTTTTCAGCTAGTGCGGCCTGCGTCACATTCGCGGAGTTCATCGCGATTTTCATTCGTTGAGAAAGTGTCATTTTCATACAAGGAAAATACAACCCAAGTTTTACGCGGTCAAACAACCAAAAGCTTGCAATAAAACAACCAAAGTTATATATTGAGCGTTAAATACAACGGAGGTGGTTTTATGAAGCAAGTTATTAACCCAGTAATTAAAACCGCCATTGCCATTGCCGGATCACAAGAAAAGCTAGCAAAGGCCTGTGGCGTAAGTCAGTCAGCCGTTCAGAAGTGGCTGCATAACAAGGCTAAAGTCGCACCCCACAATGTGGGCGCTTTAGTGAAAGCAACAGGGGAGCAGGTTAAGGCCTATCAAGTAAGGCCAGATCTTCCTGGTTTGTTTGAGCATCCTGAACAAGCTGCATAGTTTTACCGCTCTTTAAACAACTTAACCGCGACTGTTTCGGTCGCACAAACCAAAGTGGCAATCCCCACGGATGCCGCACGTAACTATTTAAATAACAAAGGAAGTATGACGCATGGAAACTGCAAGCTACAGCAAACCAACAGAGCAAGAAATCAACCGGGCAGAGACTGACTTACTCCTGACTGTATCGGCGATCACCGGCAGGGAGTTTGCCAGATTAGCAGGTTGCCACGAATCGAAAATCAGCCGCACTGACTGGCGCTATGTCGCAACGATTCTCTGCATCGCCAAGAAAAGTGTGGAGTTTAGCGTTATCGGCAGGGTGGTGCAGGAGATGGTTTTGGCAGCAATGCCTGGAAATGAAAAGACCCCAAAGAACGGCGAATTCTTTGAGGCCTAAGTGCGAATGACTGGATCAATTCACAGGAGTAATTATGGCTCGAAAAAGCAGAAATTACAAGCAAGAAGAGGAACGGCAGCATCCGGATTCACCTGACGGGCTGGTATACACAGCAGCATGCAACAAGCCATTTGCCGAAAGGCTGATCGGCGTTTTTAGACTGGCCAAAGCAGGGGTGAAGAAAGATGGGCGTCGTTAGAAAATTATCCGACTACCGGCAGCAGGAGCGCCACGTAGAGACACCGGAGGCAGCCGGTAAGGGGTTTGCCTTGATTCATCGTCAATTCATGGATAGCAAGCTGTACAAGGACTCTCAGGCGGTACACCTATGGATTCACCTGATACTGAAAGCAAACCACTCTCCAGCGGTTGTGAAAACCGACGTCGGGGAAATGATGGTCGGGAGAGGGCAGCTGATTACCGGGCGGCCAACCCTGGTAGCAGAGACGTTCATTCCCGATAACAAAGTTAAGAGCTTGCTCCGAAGTTTCGAGTCAAAAGGGATGTTGAAAATCGAGGCTATGGGCAGGAAATTTAGCCTGATTACCATCCTAAAATATGACGATTTTCAGGCTCAAAATTGTCCAACGGATGTCCAACGATTGTCCAACGCAAAAACCAGTAAAAATGCGGCTCTCAGAGATGATTGTCCAACGGATGTCCAACGATTGTCCATAAACAACAATATAAATAATAACTCATTAGGTAAACCTAATGAGAGTGCATCAGCCAGCGAAAAATCAGAAAAGCAAAAATCTGCAATCTCATGTCAAGACGTCATCGACGCCTACCACGAAATCCTGCCAGAAGCGAAATCGGTCAGAGCACTAACCGAGAAGCGTCGCAGCTCGATTAAAACCTTCTGGCGAAAAGCTGGGGTGGTTACTCGTCAGCTGGATGGCCATGGGTTCACGATGGACGACTGGCGGAAATACCTGAGCTACGTTCGCGACAACTGTCGCTGGATGTTCGAAGAGCGCCAGAACCAGCAGCGCGGGACTGTTTGGCACAAGAAGGGATTTGACTTCCTGCTGAACGACAATGTTTATCTCAAAGTTCGTGAGGGTGATCATGACGACCGCTGATTACCGGCTGCCACCGAGCAGCATCGAGTCAGAGCAATCAGTGCTTGGCTCAATCCTACTAGACGCGCAGAGCGACCGAGTTCAGCGCGTTTTTTCTTTCCTGAGCCCTGAAATGTTCTACTCCCGGCAGCACGCGGTGATTTATCGCGTTGCCCGTGAGATGAATACCAAGAACCAAACCATCGACTTGCTGACCGTGGCAGACCGAATGGAGTCGACTGGTGCTCTGGAAAACGCTGGCGGGTTCGCATATCTCGCGGAGGTGCAAAAAAACACGCCTAGTTCCGCGAACGTTCTGGCGTATGCCAATCGCGTGAAGGATTGCGCTCTGGAACGTTTCGCTATCGAGCAGGCGAGCAAGATGCTCGAAGTGTTCTATCAGCCTTCATCGTTGACCACTACCGAGAAGATTGAGCAGATGCAGGCTCTGGCGATGCGCATTGACGACAAAACCCGGTCAGGAAGCTCTCGTGGCTTGGTGCCATTCTCTGAAGTGTTTCAGGAGTGGATGAGCGTAGTCGATGGGCGCTTGAGCAAAGACCCTGCCGCGATTGGCTTAACGTCAGGCATCAGGGCGCTGGATGACATGTTGGAGCCAAAGCGGATAGTCAAAGGCTCGCTGTTCGTTGTCGGCGCTCGCCCCAAGATGGGCAAGACCACGCTTTACACGACGATGGCTATCAACTGCGCATTGAATGAAGGCTTGCCGGCGCTTGCGTTTAGCCTGGAAATGCCGAGAGTGCAGCTTGCCGAGAACATGATCAGCCAGAACTCGCGGGTTAACTCGAAAGTGTTCTACTCGGAAGGCTACGACGACAACAAGTTCGCAATGGCCTCCGAAAAAGGGCTAGAACTGGCACAGAATGGGAATTTGTATATCGATGACACTCCGGGATTACCTCTTTCTCACATCGTTGCTGAGTCTCGCCGCATTAAGCGAGAGCGCGGGGCTGTGGGCATGGTTTTGGTGGATTACCTCACGCTCATGAAGGCGGAGAAGGCGGAGCGTAACGACCTTGCCTACGGCATGATTACCAAGGGATTGAAGAACCTCGCCAAAGAGTTGAACTGCGTCGTCGTACTGCTGACCCAGCTTAACCGAGACCTTGAGAAGCGAACCAACAAGCGACCGCTACCCAGCGATTCCCGCGACACCGGACAAATCGAGCAGGATTGCGATTACTGGCTTGGTATTTATCGCGGCGGCGCATATGACGAAAGCGCCAATCAGGCCGAGACAGAATACCTACTGAGACTGAACCGGCATGGCGAGTCTGGCGTTATTTATGCAGACCAACGGCACGGCGTGATTTACGAAGTTGACCAGGGGAAAGCAAAAGCCAAAGCACTTGCAGCCGAAGCTGAATCCCGACCATCAAAACAGAAAGGCGGTTTCTGACCTGCCAAGCAAAGGAGATAACCAGTGAACACATTCAGGTGCTGCATAAATCAACTTGCCAAGGAAAGAGGAATCACCATTAAGCAAATCGCCCAGCGCATAGGCGTTAGTCGGTCGACAGCGGTCAGGATGATGAATGATGAGAAAAATCTTGGTAGTGCTGGAAAGATGCTTTTTGCTACAGCTTTAGGCGTCACTCTTGACGATGTCATCGATATTTGCCGCATGATTGATGAAATGGAAGGCGATTTCAAAAAAGGAGATAACCATGGATAAGCTACGCGAAGAGTTTGAAGATGCCTGGATTGCAGATAATTCAAGCACGTCAGAAGAAGCTGAGATTCGCCGGGAAGCATTGCGGAAAACCTGGCACATCAATGAAAGCGGCGAAGGCGCATATTTCGATTCATTCGTTATGTGGGCGTGGAAGTGGTGGCAAGCCAGCCGAGCAAGCATAGTGGTTGGCCTGCCGGCAGTAATTGAGCAAATTATTCCCGGCGAATTCCATGAAGGAAAAACTGTTGGTTATGAATCAGCCATTGAATCATGCAAAGAAGCCATCCGTTCTATCGGCCTATCAATCAAAAGGGAGTAGTGAACCATGAAAGACGCAAATTTTACTGATTGGATGGTTATCGGACTGATGGTTATTAGCTACCTGTTCATTTTGGTGCAGGCATGGAAGTGGGTGGTGCTCAATATTGCCAACCGGTTCGATCGGTTTATAAACCGGAACAACCCAAAGCAATTAGCCATCAACGCACTGTGTGATGCCTTTGAATTGCAGAAACTGAAGCAAGGCGAACGAATCACCGCAAAAACAGTTAACGGTCTGTGCATCAGGATATCTCGGGAGTAGCCAATGGATGACTTTTGTCTCCATAAAACCACCCTAGGCCAATTCACCAAACAACTCTTCGACCTCATCTCCAGCGGCAAACGCTACCGAGTAAAAATATCCGAATGGCGTGACAAGCGCAGCCTTCCTCAGAACTCACTCCAACACATGTGGTATGCAGAGCTAAGCGCTTATCTCATTAAGCGTGGTAAGCCATTTGCGTCTCCAGAATGGGTGAAGGATGCGATGAAACACACATACCTCGGATATGAAGAGCGCGAAATGGTGGATGTGGTTACGGGTGAGAAAACCATTATTCGATCGCTTCGGCACACAGCAGACCTTGATTCGGGCGACATGCATTTCTACCTGAACCAGGTTGAAGGCTGGGCGTTGAATATCGGCTGCAGGTTAACGATTCCTGCTGATAGCGAGTACAACCAACTCAAACAGAAACAGGTGGCCTGATGACACGAAGGCGTAAATCAGTCTGGGATAGGCTAGAAGAAAAGCTGATATTCAAGAAATCAACCAAGACACCCCGCCAGAAGCAACCCGCACCTACTGAAGTTAAAACCCTAAATTACACCGCGACCTTAGCCGACAGCATGTGGCTGCGTCGTCGCGCACGGAGAAAGCCATGATTGATTACAGTAAGCTCGACAGCATGATTGTTGAAAAAATTAAAACAGGATCACGAACGTTTTCACAAATCTTTGGGGGAGATGTTTATGACGAAGCACAAAGATTGCATGAGATGGGCGGACGGACGGCATTTCGCATCATCGATGACAGGTTACAGTCTCTGCGCAAGAAGGGTCTGATTCAATACACCACAAAAGAAAAATGGCAGGTGGCAAAATGAATGATTACAGCAAGATGAGTGATTTTGAGATTAACAAAGTAGTTGCTGAGCAATTGTACAAAGACAAGCCTTCATTGATTGTGCAGCGCGACGTGCCAAGTCGGCCGGCGGTTACAGTATTCTGCGACATTGGTGATGGAGAAATAGTTTCTATCGTCTGTGCTGATTACTGCAACAACCCGGCAGACGCATGGCCGATTATTATCAGAAATAAAATTACAGTCTGCGCTCCAATGGAAACAGACAAGCCTCAAGAATGGCTGTGTTACGACACGAATCATTCGGACACTGACTTCAAAGATAAAAATCCACTCAGCGCCGCCATGATTGTCTTCCTCATGATGAAGGATTCCGAAAAATGATAATCCTCATCATAGTCGCAATCATAGCCACTTGCGCTTACTGCTTCATCGCTGGCCGCAGCTTCGAGTTCTTCTGCAAATACGAGCCAACCCTATCCACCACAAAGATGCTGCTACTCAGCCTCGCATGGCCGGGTAAAGCCGTTCTGTTTCTGCTGACGAGGTACGTGAGATGATCTGCGCAGACTGTGGGAAAGAGCTGCAGGATGACGAGGTCTATGTGTGCGAAGCCTGCGACCAAGAGCAACGAAAGTTTATAGATTCGGTGATAGGGGAGGATGACGATGGCTAAAGGCAAAGTGCCTAAGCCCAAGACCTGCCCCATCTGCAATGCCAAATACATTCCCCGAAGTTCACTCCAGAAAGTCTGCCACAACTACAAATGCGCCATTGCCTTCAACAAGAAGCGCGATGAAGAGATTGCTTTGCGCGAAAAACGCAAGCAGGAGCGTCTACAGCGCGATGAGATGAGGCAGAGAAGGGAAAGGTTAAAGACAAAATCAGAATGGAACAGAGAGGCTCAGGCGGCGGTAAATCGCTTTGTATTTTGGCGAGACTATGGGAAACCATGCATCGCATGTGGTAGGCCGCTTAATTATGGCGTAAGGGGCGGCGCAGTAGATGCCAGTCACTATCGATCCAGGGGCGCTGCGCCACATCTTCGCTTCAACGTATTCAACAATCACGCCGGGTGCGTCCATTGCAACCGAGACCTGTCAGGAAACCTGATCCCCTACCGAATTAACCTCATCGAGAAGATTAGCGCATTCCGCGTTGAACGAATCGAGCACGACAACACGCCACGGAAATTCGATATCGCTTACCTACAGCGAGTGAAATCAATCTTCACGCGCCGGGCGAAGCATTACGAAAAACTCCGCAAGCGACAACAGGAGGCGGCATGACCAGCATTCAATATCCATGTGAAACGGCAGCAATCTTTCAGGATGTGATTTACGTAATTCGACCCAATAACGCCTCGGAGCTTTTGAGTGAAGCTGATAGGGCGGCTGAATTTTTCTTGCGGCACTTCCCATATGTGACGCTTGAAGAAATTAGAGCGGGGATTCTCTACAGCTTTGGCGGGCGATACCTCAATGACTATCAGCTTGTCAGGAATGCTGCATGAACCTTCAGACAATACCAGAACTGCTGATCACATCTCGCGGAAATATGTCCGCCGTCGCTCGCAAGCTCCAGTGCCAACGACATACGGTTGCTAACTATGCAAGAGACTTCAAGGCAGAGCGCCATTGTGTCGTCAACGGCGTCCTGATGACAAAGTCAAAACAGAAGGGTAAGCGTCATGAAGACTGATGTATGGCATCAATTAGCCTTGGCACCCAGGAAAAGCTATCTCGGCAAGACCAAAAAGCTTTCACCGGTGCAGGAGCGTTGGATACGCTCAGTGCTTCACATGTGGGGAGAATATGCCGGAGGCAATACCGCCCCAACGTCATCCTGCGGCGTTATCGGCAGGCTGATGATATCCACTCATTGGGATGAGAACAGCGGTTCCACAATCATTCAGACTGTTGAGCACCTGTATGAAAACGGCTACCGTGGCACTGAACTGTTCTTGAAAGCCAAGGAGATAATCAACCCGAGAAACTCATTTGCCAACATCCTGCGTCTCGCCAAAGAAGGGGAGGAAGGCAAATTTATCGATGGTGTAATCTGCGAAGCGTTCAGTCAATCCAGTCCAATCCGCGCGGTAGCGATTAAGTATTATTGTGACCGAGAAGATATGCAAAGTATCGCAAACTATCTGAACCGTGTTTACGCGCCGGGGTTAACAACAAAGCAATGCATCGATCGCGTTCGCTGGTGTAGAGAGATATTTCACGAGACGATGTATGCAAAGTTGGCCGCTAACGTGTCGCCAAAAAGTGAGAACTTGGCAGCATAATTAAAAAACGTGCAAATAAAGTTTGATTTTGAGTTTCGGAAGTGTATATTTGATATATGCTCGGGAGCGTAAAGCGAAGAGCGGCAGTGACGAGGAAGTAAGTAAACAGCGCACACCGGATGTCGTAGCGATAAATCGTCGACATGCCTTGAGCTGAAGCGCTGCCAACAAACAAAAAAGCCCTGGCTAACCGCCGGGGCTTTTTGATCACAACAGGTAAGGGCATTGCAAGCGCTGGGTCATAGACAGCGCGGGAGCGTGAACTGCTATCGGGCGGGCCTGAGAAACCTAATTTGTCTGGTAGCTGTTGAATTAAGCAGTGCTCTTTCCGTTGTGGTGTAACTCAATTCCCGCTTGCGGGTTAGATGGGTAGAGTAAGGCATCAACCGGTTTATCCGGCAGGGCAGGCATGATGCTAATGCTGAACCTGAGTGCGGGTTCGAGTCCTGCCACCACACATTAACAGCGTTCGCATAGCTTAATCAGGTTAAAGCACCCGACTCATAATCGGATGATTGGAGGTTCAAGTCCGCCTGCGAGCACCAATTTAAATAAGCATCTATCCCACGCCGAAACCAGCGTCAATCCCACCTAACTGCCATCATCGGAACCGTGGGGCGCATTCTTGCGCCTGATGCTTATCCTATTCGTTCACGCTAATAAAAATTTCATGATGCGTGAACAGCCAAACTTAGCCCACGTCAATATCAGTCAGACGCCCTCAAAAACACTCCTTGTCAGCTCCGTGACTACGGCGTGAGGCTAACCTATTCGTGAAGATGGGCTACCGGCAGTAGCGTCAACTACTACCGGTCATCCCGCCCATGACACCAATCATGAGCAGAACCAAGGCCCAGCCCGTCCGCGCGGACTGGATCAACATAGTCGCTGCTTTCAACAACCACAATAACGATAAGCAAAAAGCTTGATCGGCAGCGCCTTTTTTGGGCTAAGCGAATGAAAATGAAACCAGAAAACGACCCCAACAACTTCTCCATAGCATTATGGCTAGTAATTCTAGGGATGGCGTGCTGGGGTGGGATTGTTCGATATTTAATTGATATGAAACAGGGTAAGGCAAGTTGGAGTCTCCTTAACGGCCTTTCGCAGGTGATTGTGTCAATGTTTGCTGGAGTGCTGGCTGGCCTTATCTGTAAAAGTGCGGGTCTGGACGTTTATTGGATGTCCGCCTCGGCTGGCGTAAGCGGCGCCATGGGTAGTGTGGCCATCACCTATTTCTGGGAAAGATTTTCAGGAGCCAAAAGCAATGGAAATCAGTAAAACCGGAATCGACCTGATAAAGAAATTTGAGGGTTGCGAGTTAAAAGCCTACCAAGACTCAGTAGGGGTTTGGACGATCGGCTACGGCTGGACGCACCCAGTTAACGGACGGAAAGTTGAAGCCGGAATGGTCATCACTCAGGACACAGCAGAGAGTCTCTTGCGGGAGGGTGTAAAGCCATTCGCTGACGGCGTATCAAAACTCGTCACCGTCCCAATCACTCAGAATCAGTTCGATGCGCTTGTTAGCTTCGCTTATAACCTTGGCCTGAAGTCCCTGAGGGATTCCACGCTTTTGAAACTGCTCAATGCTGGAAACAAAAACGGCGCCGCAAATGAGTTCCTCAAATGGTGCCGTGCAGGCGGTAAAATCCTCAATGGTTTGGTAAGGCGCCGCACAGCGGAGCGGGAGTTATTTCTCCAATGAAACTCGTAGATGACTGGCATAAAGCCTGGAAATACTTCTCCGTACAATGTCTGACACTTGCCGGTGCAATCAGCATCAGTTGGGCCACATACGGCGATATTATCAAGCAATACATACCCGCTCAGTACATGCCGTGGATCATCGGCGTCGTATCCGTGGCTGGCCTCGTCGGTCGTTTCGTTGACCAGCAGAAGTCGGACAAGCCGTAATGAGCATCCTCTTGCTTATCCGCAATTATTGGAAGCAGTTTGCATTAGCAGCGCTTGTTATGGTTTTCCTCGGCGCGTGCTGGCTGGCAAGTCACTATCACGCCACGGCAACACAGCTCGCCAAAGACAAGACAGACCTGCAGGCGCAAATAACCAGCCAGCACGCCATCATCACAAAGCAGATTCAACAGGCGCAGCAATTCAACTCGATCGCCGCAGGAGTCGAAAGTGAAAAGCAACAGACAACTGACGCCGGAGAGAAAGTCCGGGTCGTTTACAAGACCGTGCTGGACCGCTCTCCCTGCGCTCGGAACGTTGTTGATCGGGATGTCGCTGATGGGCTGCTCAACCACGCAAGTAAAGTACGTAGCGGCACCGGTGACGCCAATCCCGGAAAGTCTGACCGCTAATTGTGCCCCTCCTCTCCCCGAGCAGCCATTAACCTACGGCGGCGCGGTAATCTACTCAGACCAACTGCTCGACGTGATTGATAACTGCAACCGTGATAAGGCGGCTATCCGAAAGATTGAAGTTGAGAGGCAGAAATGAATCTAGCTAAGCCAAAAATTAAAATAGACACATCGAGAAAAGTATTCGTGTGTTCATCGATAGAAATGTCCCTCGGTGGCTATGTGTACTTCTTGGATGGAGATGGGGTTACGGCTATGGATGCGTATTGTGATTGGAAAAAAGCCGCCGAAGATTTTTGCAAAATAAAATCAGACAAATTAGATATCGGATTGCTCAAAAGGAAGTGGTTAACGAAATGAGTACCGATTTAGTAAGCCGGTGTCAGATCTAAGCCACCTGGCCGTCAGCTCCACGGAAGGAGATAGCAACAACATGAGCATTCAAAAGCCGGAGCTACCTGTCGCGGGTCAGATGATATGCGTCGAATGCTCATCTTATTGCAGAGAAGCTGCAAGTGGTGTGAAACCCCAACTGGAGGTGATCACGTCTTAATGGCTGTGAAGACAGCAAGTGGTTTAGCCATGCTGTGAAGCATTGCGACTACTGCGCCCATTCAGATAATCACCCTCCAGAGAGAAAATCATGTCACAGCCAAAAATCACCACTGAGCAGCTGAAGGCTGAGCTTTCTGCTGGGATGACGCCTACACAGATTGCTAAGAAATATGATGTGAACGTTCGCCGAATTCATGAGAGGAAAGCTAGGTTAGCCAGATCCGGATTCAGCCCAGAGCACGACATGGTGCATATGGTTCCAGATGGGTTCCAGGTGCGTGGCGTATCGACGCTTTACGACAAAGACGGCATCAAGTCTGCACAATGGGTGAAATCCTCAATCGATGCTCAGCGTCAATTTGAGCTGATGCAGGAGGCCGTAAAGGCTATGGCTGAGGATTTGCCTCGCGTGAAATCGACACCCAGGCCAATCTTTGCCAATGAAAACCTACTTGATCTTTACGTCATCACCGATTACCACCTAGGCATGCTGGCATGGAATCAAGAGGCTGGAGATGACTGGGACGTTGGTATTGCGGAAGATCTGCTTCTGAAATGGTTCCGAGCTGCAATAGCATCTGCACCAGGTAGCAAGATTGGCGTTCTGGCCAACCTCGGCGACTTCCTTCACTGGGATGGGCTAGATGCTGTAACTCCATCATCTGGGCACGTTCTCGATGCAGACACGCGGTTCCAAAAGCTGGTGCGCGTAGCCATTCGGGTGATCCGCCAAATTATCGACATGCTGTTAGCTAAGCATGAGTATCTTCACGTCATTATGGCAGAAGGTAATCATGACATGGCTTCTAGTATCTGGCTGCGAGAATGGTTATCGGCAATATACGAGAAAGAGCCGCGGATCACAGTAGACCGCAACCCAGACCCGTATTACTGCTACGAGTTTGGTAACACCTCACTGTTCTTCCACCACGGACACAAATCAAAGCAAGCCAGCCTGGATAGCGTTTTGGTGGCCAAATACCGTGATGTTTTCGGAAGAACAAAGCATAGCTATGCGCACTGTGGCCATTTGCATCACGTAAAGGCGCTGGAAACAAACTTGATGGTGGTAGAGCAGCATCGCACTCTGGCAGCCAAAGATGCTTACGCAAGTCGTGGTGGATGGATGAGTGGGCGAGATGCCAAGGTAATCACATATCACAAAGAACATGGAAAGGTATCTGAGCTGACGATCAGCCCATCAATGGTTGCATGAGGTGTTTATGGGTGAATACGAAGAAGCATCGGTACCAATAGAAAACCATCCACTCATCGGCACCAAATTAGGGATCCGCGTAGACAAGCTTGACCTAGATTGCACCCTGCAGGTTGAAAGCGTCTGGATAGACGAAGATGGCGACATATCGGTCTATGGCCTTGTTAGCCCGCTGATTGATGGACTAGACCACCTCGAAGCACCTATCGAATACACAAACACAATTCATTGAGGATTACCCAATGCCAACACGTGTAATTGCACAATCAGGCTCAACCGTAGAAGTTGCAACCATGGATGATGTAAGTGGCGAAGCATACGTGCTCCCAGCAGCCACAACATCAGCAATCGGTGGCGTTAAGAAAATGGCAGCACAGACTGACTCGACAGCAACGGATGTCGCTGGCTTGCTGGCTGACTTCAATGCTTTGCTTGCTAAAGCTCGCACTGCAGGACTGATGTGATGATCACCATAAAGGTAGTGGCTCAAAAGCGGTGGTGGGTAAGCCCATTACTTTCCGTGCTTAAGGCATTTGTCTATGCGCGCATCGTGAAAGAGAAACACTTCAAATACCTTTCAGGCTTCATCGCTCGATGGGGATTCAAGTTCAGAACAGAGAAATAACATGGCAGGTCTGACAATTAAGCAAGAGGCTTTCTGTCAGGCATACATCGAAACGGGTAATGCTTCTGAGGCTTATCGGACGGCGTATGCTGCTGACAAGATGAAGGCTGGGGCAATACACGTTAACGCAAGTAAGCTACTTGATAACGCTAAGGTAGCACTAAGGGTAAAGGAATTGCAGGGCGAGATTAAACAGCGCCACAACGTCACTGTTGACTCCTTGCTAGCCGAGCTGGAAGAAGCACGGCAAAAAGCGCTAGGTGCTGAAACACCACAATCATCCGCTGCTGTAGCCGCAACGATGGGCAAAGCAAAACTCACTGGCCTTGATAAACAGATTGTGGAAATGCGCGGCATCCTTGGCCTTAACCTGAACAAATCCCTCACCGAGCTATTCGAAGATGACAGCGATTAACCCGATATTCAAACCGTTCATTAAGCCGCATCGATACAAAGTGGCAAAGGTGGACGCGGGTCAGGGAAAAGCTGGACTATTGCACGTTTACTCGTAGAGATATCTCGCCGGGGGTGCTATCGCTTTCTCTGCGCCCGCGAACTCCAGAACAGCATTAGCGACTCAGTAATCCGATTGCTCGATGATACAATCAACCGTGAAGGTTACGCCTCAGAGTTTGAGGTGCAGCGTGCGAGCATTCGCCACCTGGTGACCGGTAGTGAGTTCATGTTCTACGGCATTAAGAACAACCCTACCAAGATTAAGTCACTCGAAGGTATCGACATCTGCTGGATGGAAGAAGCAGAGGCGGTATCAAAGGAGTCGTGGGAAATCCTGATTCCTACCATTCGTAAGCCCGGATCTGAAATCTGGGTCAGCTACAACCCAAAGAACATCCTCGACGATACGCATCAGCGCTTTGTCATTGCTCCCCCTGATGACATCTGTCTGCTGACCGTCAACTACACGGATAACCCGTGGTTTCCTGACGTTCTGCGACTGGAGATGGAAGAGTGCAAGCGTAAAGACTACGACCTTTACCTGCATATTTGGGAAGGTGAGCCGGTTGCAGACAGCGATATGGCAATCATCAAGCCGTCGTGGATTGCTGCTGCAGTAGACGCTCATCTGAAAATTGGATTTGAAGCATCAGGTCGTAAGCGCATCGGCTTCGACGTTGCGGATGAAGGTGAAGACAGTAACGCCACAACACTTGCCCATGGTTCAGTTGTTACCGACTGCCAACAGTGGAACAAAGGCGACGTCATCACTTCGGCAGATCGCGTTAAAAACTACGCTGAAGAGGTCAGGGCTAGCGAGATTGTTTACGACTCCATTGGTGTAGGTGCTGGCGTAAAAGCTCACCTGAAGCGCGTGTGTCGCATTCCTGCCACTGGTTTCAATGCCGGTGAGTCAGTCTTCAAGCCTGAGGCTAAATATGCCGAAGGGAAGACTAACAAAGACATGTTCTCCAATATCAAAGCTCAGGCATGGTGGGGAGTGCGTGACCGCTTCTACAACACGTGGCGAGTGGTTAAGCATCTGGAAGCAAATCCGGACGATCGCGATTTCGTGAAGCAATTCTCTGACGACCAGTTAATCAGCCTTTCATCGGGCATTAAGCAGCTTGAATACCTTAAGGCTGAATTATCCCGCCCGTGGGTTGATTACGACAATAACGGTCGCGTGAAGGTTGAGAGCAAAAAGGACATGAAGAAGCGCGGCATACCATCACCAAACATGGCCGACTCGCTCATCATGGCATTCGCTCCGATTCACAAGCCATTCCATATCCCTGACGAGATACTCCAATGACAAGACGCAAGCAAACAGCGCAACCCACTCGGCGGGAACTGGCAAAAATCACGCAGATGCACATCGATAGTGCCTCTGTGTCGAATGACGAGAAGCCATTTGCTGAATTCAAACGATATGAACCACTGCCCGGAGTAATTCCTGCAGCGAAGAAGGAAGCCACTCTGGCGATGGATGCAACTCCATATGATGTGCTCAATAGCATGTCTATCGGCACAGAGTATTCTGGCTTCCGTGGATATCCGATTCTGGCCGCCATGTCTCAGCAGGTCGAGTATGCGAACATGCATACCGTCATGGCCGACGAGATGACTCGTAACTGGATTGAAGTTAAAAGCCGCAAAGACGGCGATAAAGATATCGACCTAATGGAGCAGGCGCTCATTAAATATGACGTCAAGCGCTTAATCCATGAAGCTGTGAAGCAGGACTCCATGTTTGGCGTGGCGCATATCTATGTTGACACCGGGGCGAGCGATACTGAGCTTGAGAAGCCTCTTTTCCTCGACCCTCGCAAGATTCCAAAGGGCTCGCTGAAAGGCCTGCGTTGCGTTGATCCGACATGGATTTACCCGGCGATGTACAACACGCGCTGGCCTCTGTCCGATAACTACTACAAGCCTCAGGCGTGGTTTGTCATGGGACAGACGGTTCACGAGTCACGCTTCATCGACATCATCAGTCGACCGGTGCCAGATATCCTCAAGCCATCATATTCGTTCGGCGGCCTTTCACTGACGCAGCTGATGGAGGATTACGTTACTGACTGGCGTGACGCCAAGAAGAACGTTATCAAGATTCTCCGTACTCTGCGCATGCGGGCGCTGAAAACAGATATGGATGCTCGCCTTCAGGAGCCTGGCGCATTTGATAAGCGTATTAAGCTCTTCACTCAGTATCAAGACAACCAGGGGATCTGGGCGCTAGACCTCCAGGAGGAGCTGCTGCACCAGCAGACCTCCCTCAGTGAACTGTCCAATCTGCTGTCGAACTATCAGGACCAGATGTGCATCCCTGCTCGCATCACCAACCTGAAGCTGCTGGGTAACGCTCCGGCTGGTTTAAATGCATCAGGTGAATCCGAGCTTGAGACATGGCACGAAACTATCTCAGGGATGCAGGAGCGCGATATCCGACGTGCGCTTGAAAACATCTTCAAGATTATCCAGCTCTCAGAGTTTGGCGAAATCAAAGAGGACATCTATTTCGAGTTCCGTCCACTGGATGAGCTGAGCGAGAAAGAGAAAGCTGAGATTGCCAAGCTGAAGGTTGAGGCGGTTACAGCCGCTGCTGACTCGCAACTGGTCGACTCTGAAGAGGCTCGTGATGCACTGAAATGCATTGAAGGCGCTGGCTTCGAAAATCTGGATGGTGATTATGAACCGGAAGAAGACGAAGAGTCTGAAGCCAGTGAACTACAACGCGGGAAACATCAGGTGGTACCAGAAAGAGCTGCTCAGAACGATTCGTGAGATGAACGATGACGTGAAGGCAGAGATAGTCACCATCATGCGAGATAACCCGCTAGCGATGGATATGGCGATGGATGCCAACCCAGTTGACCTGGTGAAGCGTGCCATATCCTCACTGGCTAAGAAGTGGATAGACAACTTCATCAACAAAGCTTTGCCGGTATCTGATGTTCTTTTCAAGAAGACCGTGGATGCGGTTGACCGCGGACTGCTTGCATCTGCTCGTGTAGACGGATTGACCATCAACATGCAGTGGACGCAAGCAATGATCGAAAAGTCTGACGCCATCATTGCTGAAAACGTGGCTCTGATTCGCTCGATACCAGAGAAATACTTCACCGAAGTGGAGTCAATGGTGTTCCGGTCTATCGCCAAAGGTGGTGACCGCAAGCAACTCGCTGATGAGATTGAGCGCGAGTTTGGCAAGCGTCATGGCATCACCAGGCGCCGCGCTGAGTTCATTGCTCGCGACCAGGTACGCAAGGCTACCAGTGCATTATCAAACGCACGACAGCAGGCGGCGGGCATCAAGAAAGGCATCTGGCTACACAGCGGTGGCGGCAATCATCCCCGTCACAAGCATGTGCTGGCTAACGGCAAAGAGTTTGAACTCGATAAGGGGCTGCCGGTTGGCGACAAAGGCCAGTATGTGCTGCCGGGAGAAGAGATTGGTTGCGGCTGCACATGGAAACCACAATTGCCGTTTTAAGCATCAAACATCATCAGGGTCACTTCGGTGGCCCTTTTTTATTGCCTGAAGAAAGGTAATCCAATGCCAGTACATCAAAAAGACGGCAAGTGGTATTGGGGTTCGAAAGGGCCATTCGATACACAGGAAAAAGCCGAAGAAGTAGAGCGAGCGGCATACGCGAACGGCTACGCCAAAGACTCTGCATTAGCATTCGACAGGGCAAGCGTGCGCACCTATGACGCGGATGGGAAGCTCCATGTAGAGCTAACTCCAATCAGCAAGGCTAACGTCTGTGTCTACTACGGCCGAGAGATTCCAGGGTGCGATGAGTTAGGGCTCATTCCTGACAAAACATATCGTCTCCTGCGTGACCCTGAAGAGCTGCGCAAGGCAGCAGGCACATTCAATAACCAACCGCTGCTGAACACGCACATCGCCGTGTCAGTGCTTGACCCACCGAAAGAGGCAATCATCGGCTCAACTGGCGAGAGCGCTGAATTCGACGGCACCTACCTGAAAAACTCTCTCGTCATCTGGGATGTGAATTCCATCATCGGCGTGGAGAACAAGCAGCAGAGAGAAATTTCATCCTCATACCGCTACCGGCTCGATATGACACCTGGCGAGTACGAGGGAGAGGCATACGATGGCGTCATGCGTGACATCGTTTGTAACCACGTGGCAATCGTGCCATCGGGTCGTGCAGGCCCGGATGTATTTGTATACGACTCACAACCGACAGGACTCAAACTGATGTCAAAAATCCAGAAACTGATGGCGCTTTTTAAGCCCCATCTGGCGAATGATGCCAACCCTGAAGAGATGGAAAAGAAAGTCGAAGAAATCATCAAAGATGAAGACAAAGACAACAAAAAGGCTGAAGACGAAATGACCGAGGAGGAGAAGAAAAAGCTCGCCGAGGACGAAGAGGCTGATAAGAAAAAGGCCGAAGACGAAGCCGAAGAAGAGAAAAAAGAGAAAGAAAAAATGGCAAACGACAGCAAGTTAGCGATGGATGCAGCGGTTAAATCTGTTGAACAGCGCTTTATTGACCTGCGCAAAGCTGAGCGTGATGTGCGTCCGGTGGTAGGCGAACTGGCTTGTGACAGCGCAGAAGAAGTGTATCGCACTGCCCTGAAGCAATTAGGCTGCGATGAGCATGCGTCGATCCCCGCTGCTGCGCTGGGCTCTGTATTCAAGGCATATGCGCGCACTCCTGCAATGGCGCAAGATTCGGCACCTATCAACCAGTCTTCGCGTGAAAACGTCAAAAACTTCTTTGAGGGCAAATAACAATGGCTTTCCAGACAAGCGTTAATATTTATTCTGGCGTTGGTCAGGCTGGGCAGCCTGCGTCCAATAGCCCAATCATTGCTGCCGCTGGCGGCCCAGGTGCATATCAAGCGGGCTCAAGCGGCCTGGTCATGGCACGTTTCGCGTGGCGAGATGGCACCAACCCACTTCGCCTGAATAACACTGGCACCGGTAAGCCTGTTGGCTTCGTCTACAACAACGCAAACGCCACAATCACCTATCTGCAGAACTCCAGCATGACAATTCCAGCCGGTCGCGAAGCATCTCCGGTGGTTGGTGGTGACTTCTGGGCTCTGTCTGCTACCGACGCGACCGTGGGTCAGAAAGTATTTGCGGTGCTGGCTGACGGCACCCTGAAGACCGGTGCAGCTGGCGCAACCATCTCCGGTGCTGTTGAAACCGACTGGTACGTGGCTAGCCCTGCAACAACCGGCAATCTGTTAATCATCTCTACCTGGAGCAAAGCATAATGCCTCAACTGACTCAGGCTGATTTCGCTGCCTTTAAAGCGGAAGCCGAATCTCGCGGCATTTACCTGCCTGCATCGGTAACTAAGTTTGCAATGGATGCCGACCCTCAGCCGGGTCTTGGCGCAAACGGCGGTATTCCTGCTGTGGTTTCAACCTTCATCGACCCTGAAATCGTGCGCACCATCTTCGCTAAGCAGAAAGCGACTGAGATTCTTGGCGAGAAGAAAAAAGGCTCATGGGCTCAAGACACCATGATGATCCAGCGCGTTGAGCAATCCGGTGACGTTGTAGCGTATGACGACTACAGCGAACAGGGCGCTAACCAGGTTACCAATCGCTGGGAAAACCGTCAGGTGTTCCGCTACCAGACTATGGTCACCTATGGCGAACTGGAGCAGGAACGCTATGGCCTGGCTATGCTGCCATACGTCGCGGAGAAGCAGCGTGCTGCGGCATGGACTCTGAACCAGGCGCAGAACAAATTCTACTTCTACGGCGTATCAGGCCTGCTGAACTACGGCATCCTGAATGACCCATCACTGCCGACTCCGATCACCCCGGCAACTGTTGGCGGCGCGACCCTGTGGAAAGACAAGCAGGTTATCGACATCTACAACGATATCCTGGCGCTGTATGAAGATCTGATCACCCGCACCAATGGTGCGGTCGGTGATGGTGTTGATATGGCCTCTCCGCTGGTTCTGGCGATGTCTCCTAAGGCCTCGGTTTGGTTCAAAAAATCAAACGAAATCTTCGGCAATTCCGTGGAGAAAATGGTCAAAGACACCTTCACCAATATCCGCATCGAAGTTGCTCCTCAGTACAGCACTGATGCAGGTGAACTGGTTCAGATGTTTGTAGAAACCGCTCAGGGTCAGGATGCTGGTTACTGCGCATACAGCGAAAAACTGCGTGCTCACCCAGTCATCACTATGACCTCTAGCTGGAAGCAGAAACATTCTGGCACTACCTACGGCGCAGTAATTACTCAGCCGTTCCTGTTCGCTCAGCTCCTGGGGGTTTAATCGATGGCTAAGCCTTCAACCTACGTTATCGGCTGCAAACTTCCTAACGGTCTGTCATTCCGTCACGGTGATCAGAAGATCACCCTGGCGGGTGCCAATTCTTCTGAGTTGATTAACGGATTCGGTCTGACCAAAGACGTACCTGCAGAAGCGTGGGAGGCTTTCGAGAAGAATCACAAGGACGCGCCATTCATTCGTAATGGCATTGTCTTTGCTGTTTCTGACGAAAAATCAGCTGCAGATGCTTCTCTTGAGCGCTCTAGACAGAAGACAGGCCTCGAGCAGGTTAACGCCAAAGATGCGGGCGTAGAGGAAGACAAAGAGGAATAAACCATGGCTGTCGTGACTCTGGATATCGCCAGTTTTCGCGCCATGTACCCTGAATTTTCCAACGTTCCAGATGCAACCCTTCCATTCCTGTTTGACCAGTCCACTGACTATCTGAATAACACTGATTACTCACTCGTCGACGATGTTGTGAAGCGTGAGCGCTTGCTCTACATGCTCATGGCGCATCTGGCATATGTGCGTTACGGGGACAATCGGAAGCGTGGTGGCTCAGGAATGGTTGGGCGCATTGCATCAGCTACAGAGGGCAGCGTGTCAGTTTCATCTGACCTCGGCCCTATTGAGTTCAGGTATGCGTGGTATACGCAGAGCCCATACGGCATGGACTTCTGGCAGGCGACGAAAGTCTACCGGATGGCTAATTACTATCCTGGAGATAACTATGTCTGATGGCCTTGAGAAGTATTTGAAGGGAATGGAGGAGCGGCTTAAGGCGACCGAGGTAAGAGCCGGCTTCCTAGGCGGCTCCACCTATCCAGACGGAACCAGCGTCGCGATGGTTGCTACCCGTAATGAGTATGGTGATCCGGCAAATAATCAGCCGCCTCGTCCATTCTTCCGTAATGCAATTGCCGACCATCAGGAAGAGTGGAAAAAGACGATTGAGCGCGGACTCGCTTCTGGTCATGACTCCAAAACGGTGCTTGAGGTGGTTGGTGCTCAGATTAAGGGTGATATTCAGGAGTCGATTGCCACACTCATTGAGCCCCCGCTTTCCGAAGCCACGCTTGAGCGACGCAGAAACAGGAAAGTAATGCCCAACCAGTCAGACAAGCCTCTAGTCGACACCAGAGTGATGATTGGCGATGTTAACTACGAGGTTACCTGATGAACCTGCATCAAATAGTTCGCGGGGCGATCACAACGGTTAACCCTGACGTTCCCGGCGTACTGAAAGTGAACAGCGGATTCACAACTGCACCGGGAGGTAAGCGCGTGCAGTCATACACCGATGTTGATGTGATTGTTCAGATGCAGTCTCTGTCATCCACCGACTTGAAACAGGTTGATGCGATCAACGTTCAGGGGATTCTGCAAAGCGCCTATCTGAATGGAAACTTCAACGGAATTAACCGGCCAGAGCAACAGGGTGGTGACATGTTGATTGTTGATGGCAAGACATGGCTGGTTGTGAAAGTGGCAGAGCTATATCCGGACTGGTGTCATCTGATTGTTAACCTGCAGAGGTCGCCATGACAGCCACAGTAGAAATCACAGAGCTTGACCTCCGTATCGCGCTGCAAGCGTTTCTGATGGATATCACCGGACTCACAATCGACAACGTGCTGGTAGGCCAGCAGAACCTCACACCTATGCCGCTTCATGACTTCATCATCATGACGCCGCTGAAGCAGATAGGCCTGTCTACTAACCGGGTCAAATACGACGACAACGGCGTGTATGGCGAAGGTAAGCAGCTTAACCAGAGAAGCACGCAGTGGCCCTGCCAGATTGACTGTTACGGCGAGAACGCAGCTGATAACGCTGCAATCATCGGGACGCTAATCCGCTCAGACTTTGCCTGTGAATGGTTCAGGCAAAACGGCAATGTCATTACCCCTCTTTACTGCTCAGACCCTCATCAGACAACGATGATAAACGGCGAGCAACAATACGAAGGCCGCTGGACGATGGAATTCATCGGGCAATTCAACCCGTCTGTTACCACACGCCAGGACTTCATGGACAGCATTACAGTCGGCATTGTTGCCGCAGACATAAAATACCCTCCGGAGAATGCATAAATGGCAATCCCTATTTCAAAAGACGTGAAGATCAATCCGGGTGTGCTCGCCGCCGGCGGCACAGCGCTTGATTTGAACGGACTGATTTTGACCGATAGCGCGTATGCACCGGTTGGATCGGTTTTATCTTTTTCCTCAGATGTGGATGTTGCAAAATATTTCGGCAGCTCATCGCAGGAAGCCGCGATGGCAACAATCTATTTCGCTGGCTATAAAAACTCAACTAAGCAGCCAGGAAACTTGCTGTACTCACAGTTTAACACAGAAGACATATCCGCTTTCTTGCGCTCCGCATCAATGGCTGACGTTACATTGGCTCAGCTTAAGTTGTTGACTGGGACAATCATTTTAACTGTAGATGGCACGGCGGTTACTTCATCAAGTATTTCGTTGAGCGCGGCAACAAGTTTTGACAATGCAGCAACGCTGATTAAGGCTGGCATTGGTTCAAGCGTAAATGTAGTGTGGGACACCAACACCAAGACGTTCATCATCTCTTCGGCCACTTCGGGAAATAGCAGCACTATTACCTATGCCACCGGTACACTATCAGCTGGTTTGCGCCTTACGGCTGCAGCAGGAGCAGTATTGTCACAAGGTTCTGCCACTGCCGTGGTTTCCGATGCATTTCAAAAAATCATGGCCGTGAGTCAGGACTTTGCGCTATTCACCACATCGTTCATTTGCGACCAAGATCAACACTTGGCATTCGCAGCATGGGCGAGCGCCCAGAATTACCGTTTCGGCTATGTAGCTCATGATGCTAGCACAGAGGCTACAGTGCAGAGCAGCACTGCATGCCTGGCTTATTTGCTGATTAACACTTACAGCTATGGACAGACAGTGCCAGTGTACGGATATCAGACGCATGCAGCATCCGTTTTGGGCTATGCAGCGTCGCTGGACTTTGACCGAGCTGAAGGTCGAGTGCCATTCAAATTCCGATCTCTTGATGGATTGCTCGCTCAGGTTAACGATTCCAGCACCTACGACATTCTCATAGCTAATGGCTACAACTTCTACGGCGCGTACAGCGCGAACAAATACAGCACTAAATATTGGGCTGACGGTACCATTACGGGAGATTTCAAATGGCTGGATTCGTTCTGCTTCCAGATCTGGCTTAATGCCAACCTGCAGCAAGATGGCATCGAGCTTTTCCAGTCAAACCGAAGCATTCCATATAATGCTCGAGGCAAGGCGATTATTGAGGCGTCTTTCTCCGACACGCTGAATCAGGGGATCACCTTCGGCGGTATTCGCTCTGGCGTAACTCTGTCAAATTCCCAGATTTCTGAAATTAAAAATGCAGTAGGAGCAGACATTTCTCCATCGCTGATCGCCAAAGGTTACTACCTGTATATTGCTGACCCAACACCAACGCAGAGGCAAGAGCGAAAAAGCCCTAGCATGACCCTTTGGTATTGCGATGGTGGTTGCGTACAGAAAATAACTCTTGCAAGCATTGAGGTGCAATAATGTCCAACACTATTACAAGCGCTGATTCAATCTTTGCCCTCACCGTTACCAACCTGTTCCCTAGCGCTCAAACGCTGGAGGGGTATGCGGCGGACGCGATGTTTGCTCTTGGTGACACCGAAATGGCGTTTTCCGTCCGTGGCGCTGACGGGAAGCTATCTGGTGGCTTCGTTTTCGGTGAGTATCTGCAGACGATCACAATCATGCCTGACAGCCCATCTCGCGACTTGTTTGAGACCTGGCAACTGACGTCTCTAACCTCAAAGGCGGTCTTCCGCTGCAACGCAACAATCATCCTCCCGGCGATTAGTCGCAAGTTCACTCTGACTAACGGCATATTGCAGCGTGTTAAAGCCATCCCAGATGCCCAGCGCGTACTTCAGGCAATGACCTTCCAGATTAACTGGGAATCTGTGGTGGGCGAAGCTTACAACGCATAAGGGCTAATATGGCGCGCAAAGAGATTTTCTACACCGTCGAAGACAAAGGCCGTGATAATGGTAAGGTTTTCTACATTCGCGAAATGTCAGCCTCTCAGGCCGAGTGGTGGGCAATTCGTGCCGGGCTGGCAATGGCTAAAAACGGAGTTAATCTTCCGGATAACTTTTCAGACATGGGTATGGCAGGCATGGCGAAAGTCGGCCTCGAAATGGTGGCTAAAATCCCTCCAGAGGATGCACGGCCTCTCCTGGACGAGCTAATGAAATGCGTTCAGGCCGTTCCAGACCCAGCCAATCAGAGCGTTAAGCGCAACCTGATTGACGACGATACTGAAGAAGTTATGACCCGCCTGAAACTTCGCAGCGAAGTCTTTAAGCTGCACGTCGATTTTTTAACCGCCGCCGCCAGTTAGATATCCCCCCGGTAATGGGTCAGCAAATTGTTGGCCTGACCGACTATGCCAACGTACCTAAAACAATAGCGACGGTTCTGTCGTCGGGTAAATGCTCGTTGACAGAACTAAGCACAACGCTTGGCGTAGAGGATCTATGGTGGTGGCTTGAAATTATTACAGTCGACAATTACAACCAAATGGTCATCAACAGGGCTCAGGAGAATGGCTGATGCCAACGATTATTGACTCACTGGTAGTCACTCTTGGTCTTGACTCTTCCGGATTCAAGAAAGGCCAGACAGAAGTAAAAAAAGGCCTGGACGATACCAGAAAGAATGCTGACCAGACAGCTAAAGACATGGAGGCCGCAGGTAAAAGAGCGGCCTCATTTTTTGGCTCAATCCGAACAGAATTACTTGCACTGGTAGGCGTTACCTTATCGGCGCAGGGTATCAAGACCTTCATCACCAACATGACATCAGACCTGATGCGTTTGGGGATAGAATCACGCGCTCTGGATATCTCGGCCAAATCTCTTGATGGGTGGGAGAGGGCAGCTGCGGCAGCTGGTTCAACTGCTGAGCGCATGGCTGGCACGCTGGGTAATTTCCAGAAGACGCTGACAAACATTCGTACCGGTGGCGGTCAAGACGATCCGCTTTTCGGTGCTCTGGCATCATTCGCTGGCGCAACTGGCGCTAACTTCGATTATCAAAATGATAACGCCGAAAAAATCATGCGCAAGATTGCCAGCAACTGGGGCAAGTTGAGTAAAGACGCTCAGCGCAGATTTGGCGGTATGTTTGGTTTTGATAATGCCACTCAGCAGGGGCTTGCTAACGGTTCACTGGTTCAGGATGCTGACCGGTTTGCGAAGATATCCAGGGCTACCGATGAAGCAACCAGAAAGGCGCTGGAGTTTAACCGCCGCCTTGAGCAGATGAAGCAGAACTTTGCTGCAGCATCTCAGGTGCTCTACGAGGCGCTTATTCCATACATCGAGAAGCTAATTCCCCTGATTGAGAAGTTCGGGATATGGATTAGCACTCACGGACCTGAAATTAGCAAATTCTTCTCCGACACAGCAGATGAAATCAATAAAGTTGTTGATTCTGTAGGAGGCCTCGAAAACGCTCTCAAACTGCTTCTGGTGTTTGTTGGCGGCAAGTGGCTGTTAGGCATGACCAGTTCAATTGGTGGCGTCAGAGGCGCTCTTACGGCGCTTGGTCGCGTAAGCATGATTGCCGGACTGGTAGAGCTTCAGAAATACGCTGAACAGCTTGAAAAGAAATACTCCTGGCTGACCGATAACCCTGTCGCAAACACATTGAATGACCTACCAGGCATGGGTGGTGCTGATAGCTATGGGAAAATGTTCCATGATTGGGTGAAAGAAAAAACCGGAATAAATCTGCCCAGAGGTGATGGGTATGGCCAGGGCGAAAGGATTGACCAGCACGCGCAGTCATCAAGACTGCCTAGGGGAATTAGAAATAATAACCCTGGTAATCTTAACTATGCGGGGCAAGCTGGCGCAACAAAGGAGGGTGGGAGCGGTGGTAGATTTGCAGTTTTCGAATCGATGCAACATGGAGTTGCCGCGCTTTACAGGCAACTTCAGCTTTATTTCAAACGCGGAATTAACACCCTTTCATCTATCGTAAAAACCTACGCGCCAGCCTCTGACAACAACAACGTTGACGCATATGTTTCAGCACTTACCAAGGCAACAGGGAAGGGTGCTAACGATGTTCTTGATTCTGGCGACACGGCAACCATCGCCAGGCTGATGAAGGGCATTGTCGATCATGAGAACGGGAAAGGCTACATCAGCTCATCTGACATCATGGGCGGCATTCAGTTAGGCGCAGGGTCATCCGCATCTCGTAATATGCCAGCTGCTTCTGGAAGCCAGACCAACATCAATATCGGAAAAATCGACATGCAGACATCGGCAGGTAACGCCAATGCTCTGGGTGCAGATATTCAGAGAAACCTTCAGAGAAACCGCTTGGTGAATCCAGCAATGTCAGGGCAGGGATAATATGGCCTTTTCACTGAACGAAACAACGCTACTCAGCGCGATAAACAGCGGCAATATCTTTTCCATAATCAACAGCACCCTTTCGCCTGGTTACGGGATTTACCTGAAATCAGGCTTAAGGGCATTGTCACCGTCTTCGTTCCTTGGAATTGAGTATGGGGCAGATGCCTCAGTTGTTTCTGCTCCAATCGAACAGGGCTCTTACAGTAGCTTTAACAAGGTAAAGCGGCCGCCGATTATCCGGGTGCTGTTTACGCTAGAGGGATGGACGGGATTTAGCGGTAGCATTCCCAACCTGACCAATTTCACGCTGACGAGTCGTTCTGACATGCTGGCTGCTCTGGATGCGATGGTTGCTGATGCTCAGGTGTACGACATCGAAACGCCGGACACGACATACGAAGATTACGATCTTGTTCGATACAATTATCGGACATCAGATCGCGATGTGACCCTTCTGACGGTGGAAGCCATTTTTCAGGCTGTGTTGCAGGAGGCTGAAGTCACACTGACAAGCACAACAGCTAACAGCAATACCACATCAAATGGCACAAGCAAGGCGGCCAGCGTCGTAACTGAGAAAGCTAACTCCACGGCGACAAACTCAACCCTCGAAGATGTCAAAGGCGCACTAACTGGACTGAAAGAGTCAGTATCAAGTGCTGCAACAACAGTCGCAACGTCTGTCACAAACGCCGTTAGCAATGCAACTTCAGGAGCGACAAGTGCCATCAACGGTGCGGCAACATCGGCCATTAAAAACCTGGCGACAACGGTTGATGAACTGGTAGCGGGGTTATCCTGATGCAAAACATTTCTCTAAAGCCCCTCAAGGCTCAGGAAGTCAGCGTCAACCTTGAAGGCCAGTCGGTAACCCTGCGCATTGTGCAGCGTTCTACAGGCATGTTTATTGACGTTGGTCTGGATAATTTGTGGATAGCGCAAGGCGTTCTTTGCCATAACTGCAACAAGATAGTCCGCTACCCATATCTCGGCTTCAAAGGTGAGCTTTTCTTCGCTGATACCAAGGGAAGTCTTGACCCTGTTTATGATGAGCTGGGAACACGCTTTAAGCTGTTCTACGCCACAGCAGAAGAGATGGCAGCATGACCTATAAAAAGAGAACGCTGAAATTTCAGTTCACGCTGAAAGACGGCGCTTTTGATGAGTCGGGAAATAACATTCTGACTATCGACAACATCAAAGCGGAAATAGAGATAGGTGCCTACGGCGGGATATCAGGAACGACACTGGAAGCAAGAGTGTTTGGCCTGAGCATCGAAAATATGGCGCTGCTGAGCTACAAGGGAATCCAGTTAAACGGCGCTAAGCAGAACATGATGAAGGTATGGGCAGATGACAGGCCGGTATTCTTTGGCTCTATCACTAACTGCTTCGCCGATCTTAATCAAATGCCCGATGCGCCACTGATAATCAGCGCATTCTCCACTGGTTTCGACCAGTCAATCACTGCGCCGCCTTTCTCAAAAGAAGGCATTGCTAGCGTTGCTGAAATCATTACGACAATAGCAGCAAGCATCGGCTATACGGTGGTTAACAATGGCGTTCTGGCGAAGCTTGAAAATCCTTACTTCGAAGGTAACCCGATAGCGCAGATTCAGCAGTGCGCTCACGCTGCAGGCATTGAGATAGACTTCCGTCTTGGGGCTATTTACATCTGGCCACAGGGTGGAAGCATTGATGACACGATACCTCTGATATCACCTGAGCACGGTTTAATTGGATACCCGGTATTCAGTAACTACGGGATTAACTTCCAGTGCCAGTACAGCGATCTGATTTTGCGAGGTCGGAAGGTGCAGATAGAAACCTCACTCCCGAACGGAAGCGGGGTTTATACGGTACAGTCGGCAATTCACCATCTTTCGACATGGACTGAAGGCGCTCCGTGGGCAACCATCGTATGGGCATCAATCGGACAGCTAACAGTGAGGCAGTAATGAATTTATTTACTACGCGGCCTCAGGATACGGCAACTGATGCCAATTCTCAGCAATTCCTGATGCATCAGTTTCTGATGGGAAAGTCATTCATCACGCTGGCGATCGTAACTTCGGTTAATGAATCCGGAGAAGTCGTGTCAGTGAAGCCAATGGTGGAGGGGTTCACTGGAGGCGGAGAACTCATTCCTAACTCGGTGATTCACGGCGTTCCTGTCTGGAGACTTCAGCGCGGTGCTAGTGCTGTGATTATGCCTCCAGTCGAAGGCGACATCGGTCTGATTGCCATTTGCGATCGCGATATCACAGCTGTGAAGAAGACAAAACAGTCAGCACTGCCCGGTTCAAATCGCACGCACAGCTACTCGGATGCCATCTATCTTGGCGGAGTACTGAATGCAGAGCCAAGCCAGTACGTGAAGTTTGCCAATGATGGAATTGATATCGTTTCTCCTCTGGTTGTTCAGGTTAATGGGAACACAGTTGAAGTCAATGCTGACGACAAAATATCCCTGAATGCCCCCATCATTGAGGCTAACGGGCAGCTTACCCAAGGCTCAGGAAGTTTCGGGGGCAACGCGACATTCGGAGGCACGATTACCGCTACCGGCGAAGTCACAGGAAATGGAATCCATCTCAGTACGCATAAACATGGTGGCGTGGAAACTGGCGGAGGCCAGACAAGCACACCAACAAACTAACCCGCTTCGGCGGGTTTTTTATTGCCCGGGGTTTACATGCTCACCAAATCACTGCTTTTGACAGACCAGTGGGATATCACGCTGGACGACACAGGAAACATGGCAATCACAGCCAATCCATACGCAGTGGCGCAAGATGTCGCTTGTGCTTGCTCAACCTTCCTCGGTGAAGCCTGGTATGACACCACGTTGGGGATTCCATATTACGAGCGCATTCTTGGTCACTGGCCTGGTACTCAGCTCATCAATGCCAAGATGACTACCGAGGCCAAAAAACTCCCTTACGTACAGTCAGCATTCTGCACCACTACCGTTGGCAAAGCAGATCGCCTTGCATCCGGCGTGATGACCATAACAGACACGAACAACGTTCAGACCACAATCCAATTCTGAGGTAACAAATGGCTGAAGTAACAGTTAGCACAGCCGTCCCCTCTGTCACGTTTTCCGCTACCGGCATTGCCGTACCTGATGAGATTGATATTCTCAACGGGCGATTAACTGACCTTGATACCGCCATGGGCGGAGGGATGAGTAAGAGCCTGACGACTCCGCAAGGGCAGATTGCCATGAGCGATACAGCAATCATCGGAGACAAAAACGACAACTTGGCATGGATTGTTAACCAGGTTAATCCTGACTTTTCTGAAGGCCGCATGCAGGATGCGATCGGGCGGATTTACTTCATTGATCGTATCGCAGCAATTGGCACGACTGTGACGGCGAGCTGCACAGGGCTTGTTGGTACTGTTATCCCGGCAAACAGCATTGCGCAGGATATTAGTGGATATCTGTACTATTCGCTTGCAGACGCTACAATTCCAGCATCAGGAGCGGTAGATGTAGTTTTTCAGAACCAAACATCCGGGGCAATAGCATGTCCGATCGGCGCACTTAATACTATTTATAGGGCTGTAACTGGTTGGTCAAGTGTAAGCAATTTAGCGGCTGGTGTGCTTGGTAATGACGTGGAGGGGCGGGCTAACTTTGAATATCGCCGCAAACAATCAGTTGCAAAGAACGCAAGAAATACCTTGGCTTCTGTGTATGCAGCTGTACTGGCGGTAGATGGTGTATTAGATGCTTACGTGACTGACAATAAGACCAGTTCTGCAGTAATCAAGGGCGCGACGAACTACAGCATATTAGCCCATTCGATTTATGTGGCAGTCTATGGCGGGTCAGAGAGCGGAGTTGGTAACGCCATATTCAATTCCGCCCCTCCTGGCGTCAACATGAACGGAACGACAACATTCATCGTGCAAGATGATGAGAACTATGTCTATCCGTATCCTGAATATACCATTAAATGGGTGACGCCATCAGCCGTCAGCGTACATTTCAAAATAGAAATTGAAAGCAATGATTCATTGCCATCAAATATCACATCACTTGTTCAGCAGGCGATCATCAATTCATTTAACGGAGATGATGGAGGAACAAGAGCAAGAATTGGCTCAAAGATTTTTGCAGGCAGATACTACTCAGGCGTGCAGGCGGTAGACCAGTCAAACATTAACATCCTAGGGATAACCATATCCAAAGACGGCACGTCGTTCTCATCGTCTGTAGAGTTCGGCATTGACCAAATTCCAACTATAGACGCAACAAATATAGACGTTGACTTGGTGACATAATGGATAGTCCGGCGGATACAATCCTAGCGCAGTATGCAGATAGTCCAAAGCTCAGAAGTATCATTGAAACTTTCAACACAACCATGGACACAGGCACATTCCTAGATGATTTTTATGATGTCATCTGGAATATTGAAACTGCAGATACATACGGGCTTGATGTGTGGGGTAAAATAGTTGTTGTTAGTCGACTTTTAACCGTAACACCAAGTGAAAAGTTTTTCGGCTTTGGAGAGGCTACAAATCCAACGCCCGTAATAGATGACCCTCAGCCATTTGACCAGGCTCCATTCTATACCGGAGAGCAACTGACATCCACGGTGTCCCTGACAAATGATGCATATCGAAAATTAATCATGTTAAAGGCGATGGCAAACATCACTGACTGCACAATACCTAACATGAATAAAATGCTCATGTATATGTTTGGAAGTAGCGGTAAAGCATATGTCAGGAATGATGGAGGCATGGTCATGACATATGTGTTTGAATTTAAACTTTCGACAGTTGAGTTAGCTATTGTGCAAAGCTCTGGTGCTCTGCCTTCTCCAGCTGGAGTTACAGTTAATATCGAACAGCAGGTATAAAATGAACTCATCAGATATCCCATCACGCACAATAAAAGCATTCTCAGTAAATGGTGATAAGAATAACATCCCAGTTGATTCATCTAGCTCAACCCTAGCTGATGGTGATGCTACATTTGATAGTGGTTTTCCGCCACTGACAATGACACCTATTGGTGCAGGTGGGAAGCCACCAAAAGGCAAAGACATGAACGGAATTTTATATTCCGTGACTTTAAAACAGCGCTGGCAAGATGCAGGAATGGGATATCCATTCGATTCTACATTCTCCACCGCATCGGGTGGATATCCAAAAGGCGCGATTCTGCCCAATAGCTCATTAAGCGGAACCTGGATTAATACATCAGAATCAAATACCAATAACCCAGAAGTTAGCACGGCAACAGCGACAGGATGGGTTCCACTATCTAGCTATGGCCAGACAGTTGTTACGCTTTCAAGCGCCAACTACACAATGTCCACTTTGCAGGCATCACGGGACAGGGTAGTTTTAAACGGAACGCTAACAGCAAACATTTATCTTTATCTCCCGCCATGGATTAAAGAGTGGACGGTAGAAAATAACACTACCGGTAATTTCTACGTAACATTGATAACCACTCAGGTTGGCGCGGCAGGGTATTCAAGCTATCCCAACGAAATAATTAAAGTCAGATGTGATGGTGTGAATGTATTCAGGAACTCCACTGACTCCGGTAGATTGATATCAATAAAAACCTACTCAACGGCTGGATCATATACCTACACCCCATCACGAGGGACAAACTCAATAGAGGTTGAGGTTATCGGAGGCGGCGGCGGCGGTGCTGGCGCTCGAGCCACATCATCTGGATTTATCGCTGGAGGTGGCGGAGGTGGCGGAGGTGGCTACGCGAGGGGAATGCTTTCGACGGGGTTTAGGTCTGGGGTTTCAATCACTGTTGGAGCTGGGGGTAGCGGCGGAGTTAATACTGGCTCTTCATCTGCGGGCGGTAGTTCTTCATTTGGCGGAATCATATCTGCATCCGGCGGCAACGGCGGTAGCGGAACAAATACAGAACAACAGGCTGCGGGCAGTACGTTCCAGTATGCCGGTGGAGCTGGCGGGGTTGGATCTGGCGGCAGTTACGTGAACTCAGCAGGAGGCGCAGGTGGGAGTCTTTTGATTACCGTTATTGGCAACACCATTTCAGGGAGTGGCGGCAGTAGCTTTATGTCTGGAGGTGCCACCCCTTCTCAGGGTAATAGCTCAGGTGTCAGCGGTCTTCACGGGGCAGGAGGCGCGGGGGCGTTATCCCAATCTAACCCGGGCGGCTTCTTCAATGGCGGCCGAGGCGGTGACGGAATTGTCATCATAAAAGAATACTCGTAAAGAATTCCAAATAAACAACCCGCTGTGGCGGGTTTTTTTATTCCCGGAGAAATAATGGCAATTTCAGATACCAGAGAAGCCAAGAAATATGCGGCAAATGCCGAAGTATCAGCAGCAGAGGCAAAGTCATATGCAGAAGATGCGATGCAGGCGGAAAAATATTCAGATCAGGCCAAGGAAAGCGCGACTGCTGCGCAAGAGTCCGCAGTAAACGCTGAGGAGTCTGCAAGCTCTGCGTTGGATTCCTCAAACACAGCAACAGAGGCGGCCAGCAACGCTTTAACAAGCGCAAATAATGCAGAGACATCAGCTAGAAATGCGTCAATTTCGGCAAATGTTTACCAGTCATTATCAGCCGCACAGGCAGCGATCACCGAAGGTCTAATTCCTCTTGACGGAGTGTTTAGCTTCGATTCTGGAGACGATGAAAGCTATGTTGAACAGGGGCGAAATGTATCTGGAGTAGCAACTCCGACAGGGAAGAAATCTCCATCAACAAAGTATATTCAAAATTCAGAAAGCGACTCGTTGCAGGTAATACAGGAAGGAAGTCGAGTTGTAGCAAGCGTATTTTCTGATAGCAAGTGGACTCAGAGTACAATCGCGGGATGGTCTCTTGGTTTTGTTGCTGAAAGTCAATTTATAAATTACGTTGACTTGTTGGTATTTAACATTAGAAATGCTGATCACTATGCAATTACGGTGTACCAAAGAGGAATAGATACAACAGCCACCCTCCCAGGAGCGGAAACAGATGAGATTCTATATAGTGGAATCATAAATTCCAATGATGTAGCTCAAAAATCTCAATACGTAGGAGGGTTTCAACTATGTAGATTTTCATTTCCCACACTATCCGTATCAACAACGCTCTCAACTATGATTTCTTTAGTTGCATATGATTCTAATGACCAGAAAATATATATGGGGTTGGGGAAAAAAATAAATAATGATACATCCTCGCTAACTGGATCGCAGATAGGGTACTACCTTAATATTGCAGATAACGTATGGAGACTAGCAACATCTGACCAGCTATCACTTACAGCTGGTTATGAAATTGATACCCCAAAATCTTACATCAATAGCGAAGTAGACCAACTAGGTATATCACCATCGATAACAAGAAGTTCAAATAGCAGCGGATTTTATGGAGACACTGCTGGGGGAAATAGTGATTTTTGGGGTTGGTCTGTTGGCATTACAGGTGTGTCTGGAAAGATAAGTTCAATTTCCCTTAAACATACAAACCTACTGCTAAATGACAAGATTAGATATCTTGTAACCTTAAGAAGCAATGACGACTTGGCTTCAACGCAGCCATTAAGAAGCTTGCCTAAAGATGTTAATATTTATTCTTCCTACTTAATTCCGTCAGAAATAGCCTCAACAAATGATGCGGTAGATGTTATATATAAGTTCCCTGAGACGACAATACCATCTGGTTATTTTATCTGCATAGAGGTTATTGCTGTAAGCAGTAGCGAGTCTCCCGGTCACTTGGGCGTTGGTAGTCACGTATACACCTCAAATGGACCATCAAATGCTATCGAGCGAGGTCTGTTCCTCAGGGCTAATACTGCTGGTTCATGGAATGTAATAACCAATCCTTTGGCTGCAGTGGCATTTTCTTGTGGTTCTATTGATTTCTTGAGTGTAAAAGGCTCTTTTGTGAAAATAGATGAAAAAATATCTAATTTGCAAGCAAAAACAAATGACCTTCCTCAAGCAATCAATGTCAGCATGCCAACCATTTTCAATAGGTTGTCTAACAGTAATCAGTTTTCAGCATATACATTACCTGATACGTCAACATTCTATGCTTGGGCAGTTCCATCTCCTTCTGCATCTGGTTATATATCGTCGGTAAGTTTGACATTGGACGCAGTAGCAAGAAACTCAGAGATACGCATAAGAATATTAAGCAGATTGCGATCGAACATAGGAGCAACGAATGCACCAAACACGCTTGCAGGAGACGCTGTAATATCAGATCAGCGCGTTTCACCAGCAAGTATTTCATTATCAAATATGATGGGAGTTGTATCTATACCCATAACTCCATTTAACCTGCCTGACTCTAGTTATTTAATTGTTGAGATTACGGGGTTAGTTTCATCATCCGAAGGGTTCTTGGGGTCTGGTTCCCATGTAATATCTAATGAGCAAGACCCCGGCATTTCTCAGCGCGGCTGGTATGTGCGGCGTGACAATCCAGGGGTTTGGAAAAACATTTTAGTGAGTTCGGCGCTTCCAATTCAGGTATCATTTACCGCTAGTCAGACGCTAAAATCATTCAGCCAGAATGTGAGCGAAAAGGCAGATGCGGTATATCCATTTTTGCTCGACCGTTATACTCCATCTCTATCAGGCCTTGGTCCGTTTGGATTGTCAATTGACCTAACAAACTCAAAGGCTGTTGTTGATGGAGTGAATCTTACGTTTGGATCCTTATTGACATTAGCGCCAACTAGTTCAGGCACCGAGACGAAAAACGGAGTAACACTAAACTTTGCATCATCTACAGCTCAATGGCCGTCAAACAGCGGGAACGCATGGCTAGGAAGAAAAAGACTTAGCGGCGTATCCGTTGTAAAAGCATCCGACTCATCAACATTAAATTATGGAACTGATTACAATGTTGATTTTTATGGCGGTAAATTGCGAGGGCTAATAAACACTACCGGCTACCTTGTAAACGCAACCTATACATACACAAAAGAGCGCTATGACCTTATACAAGTAAATCCCAATACACTGGCCATATCTGTTTTGCAAGGAACCGAGAGGGATTTTGATGCTTGTGAATACAAGCCATTACCTTCTGCCGGTATGGTTCCACTGTATTATGTGTTAGTTGCAGGAAATTCAACAGAGTTAGAACCAGTGTATAAAACATTTTGGAATAGTGGGCATGGGCTTGGATATAGCAATGACCAATTTGATATAGACAGACATAATAAGCGATGCCTAAGAAAGACGATAGGGAGGCTTGCTCAGGGTCAAAATATCACATTAATAGGGTATGGCGATTCAATTACCGCAGTTTCAAATATCTTCAATCCGAACACTACGCCAAACGGAACGACTAGGGATATTCGCGCGTTTCTTCTTCCCGGATACGGAACGGATACAATGGATAGTAAATATCCAGGTGTTGATCTTGGGTATGGGGATGGAGCTGTCCATTTAAAAATAGGTTGGAACTGGAGGCTAAAGGAGTTTTTCGAAGACAACTACGGAATAACTTGTAACTACCTTAACTTTGGCGTGTCAGGATCAAACTCATCGTCTGGCGTTTCTAGCAGCAGGCTAAATTCAGTGCTTGCGGCTGGTGGAAACCTAATGGTTCTATGTTTTGGCATGAATGACAACTCGTCTTCTGTGTTATATGCAAACATGCTAAGCATTATCCAGCAGGCAAAGTCTTCGGGAATGGAGGTGATAGTAATGCCAATCCCGCGCACGCCAAACACCGAGGATGGTCGCTACATAGTTAGTGATTGGCGTTTCATGAATCGGCAGATTTACCATGCTGCAATTGATGGTGGGGCTGCGTTCGTTCCCGCGCATTGGCTGACAGAGGACTACTCCAGAGGGGGGATGGGTCTTGTTACCACGTCGCTCTGCGCGGCCGATCTACGCAATCATCCAGGGGGTGAAGAGTTTAAAAAATACGGTGATGCCCTGGTCGATATTTTCTGCTAACATAATCTGGCAGGGGTAACCCTGCCTTTTATTTATCAGAAGACAAGGTAATTAACATGCCAGGATTTAAATCATGCATACGCGGGGTTGTAAAATTTCTATCTGTGTTTTTCGAGCAGCCTAAATTATCTCGCCCAGTGAATTTACTTCCTGATGCGTATATTAAATTTTCTGGCCTAGGCAGAAATGAATATTACAGCGATGAAGACACAGATTGGGCTGCTGATAGGCCTTTCGTTTATGCAAAAGTGGAAGTAAAAACAAAAGATTATTCACAATTTGAATTCCTTATAACAATACCTGACGAAAACGAATTCCACCACTATAGCTTTGATATGAAGGCTAGATACATAGGTGAAGAAATTGTGATGATGTCATTAAAGTCAGGATCTTTTATATCCATTAAGTTTGATGGAACATCAAAAAGCCTTTACCCAGTGATTATTATGATTTTAGATAGGATCAATACTAGTGATTCGCATGGTGGGGAGGGGAAAGGAGACGGCAAGGAGCTACAAGAGTCGGTATTGGTTGCACCTGGCATATAAGTGGAGAGTATGCTTTTATCCGGCATGCCCAGTTCGTTTTCATACAGCAATGGCAACCTATGGCAGTGAGATTCCGGAGTGATGGGGCATGTATGGGGCAAAAAATTACCGCAAAGCAACTCAGAGCACCCTAATGCCGTGAATCGGTTTGCGGTAATGCATTGCCAAACACCTAGATACTGCTTACATCAACTAACGTGCTGTTTCTACCCCCTCATATCATGAATATGCCGGTGTGAT